CAAAAGAGACCCCCTATAAGGGGGACATCACACACTCGGTAGTTACTACATGCGCGCGCCCGCGTACGTAAAGTGACGAGCCGTGTGTATCGCCTTATATAGAGCCTCGACTTTGTTGCTCAGTTCTGCCATCGGCGCCTGACCTGCGGTTTCTTGCCACCCCATTCTGCCGAGCATTCTGCCGAGGCCCCTTCAGCGGCGCGGCGGGTGCCCGGCGTTCCGGCACTGGACGCACGCGTCACACTGACGGGCCCCTCGCGGCAGCGCCGCGTGGATCGACCGGTCATAGGCGTGGGTCCAGCACTGCGGACACTCACGGGGCGGGCACGGCGGGACGGTGGCCATGGTTCTGTCCTCTCGGTTGCCTGGACCGACCAGACTATCGAGCACGTTTCTGGTATATTGGTGCCATGGCGACGACTGTGTACCCACAGCTTTCCTGGACCCGCAACGTCCGGGCCGTGAACAAGTACCAGCCCGGGTCCTTCCGGTCCTTCAGGATCTCTGGGGATCACCTGGTCGAGTTCTGGGTGGCCCAGATCCGCCAGGACGGTGTCTGGTACCTGGACATCTACGTGGACCGGGATCACCTCGGCAGGCACCCGGTCGGCGGCCGTGACGTCGCGAAGCTGCTCGCACAGCGAGAGTCGGACCGGCTGTACGATGCGGCCACCGGCAGCTAGAACGCGTCCCTGAGCGCGTTGGTCAGGTACGGGTCACCCTTGTACCCGGGGTGGTTCACCTCTCGGGCGAAGACGATCCGCCCCTCTACCTCGAAGCGAAGCCACCCGTTCCGGCGACGGGGCCGGATCGGGTGGCGCCTGCTTCCGTTGTGGACCAGGACCGAGTGCACGTTCGTGCTGATGACCTTGATTGACTGATCCCGGTACGGCCCCACGATGATTCCCTGGGGGATCGAGCCGTGACCGGCCGCGTAGACCCGCGCCAGGGAAGCCACCCGCTCGGCGTACCGGCGCAGCAGCGCTTCCCCCGCCCCGCCGGGTCGCTGGATGATCGCGTGCAAGGTGCTGGTCGTGATGCTGACTGACGCGCCGCTCATGGCACTTCCCTTCCCGAGGCCGTGTACGGCCTTCTAAGGCACTGTGGGAAGGCAGGGCGCGCAACCGTCCAGAGCCACCGTCACAATCGTTCTGAGGCCCACACAGCCGCCCTGAGGGCCGAGTGTGGCCGTCTCGCCCAGCGTGTACCGCCTTCCGCTGCGCCGCGTCACGTCCGTACCCGCGAAGCAGCACAACACCGCTTGCTGGATGGCCAGGATGTCCGCGTGCAGCTGCATGGCCGCGCCACCCAGGTCCGTCATGGACGGTGGGCACCCTTCGGGGGTCGGACCCGGCGAGCACCGCCACAGCGTTACGGCCAGGTCGACGGCCGTGACCGGCGGCACGCACTGCTTCAGGTCCCGCACCGAGTCCGGTGAAGACGGGGCGTACTGTGGGAAGCGGTCCCAGGTCGTGATGTACGTGCGTACCACGTTGACCGTGAGCTGACCGGGCCACATCCCGGGCGCCATGTCGCACCCGCCGTCGCACCCGTCCGCTGCGGGCTGACCCGGTACGACGCCGGTGCGGCACGGACACCCCGCGAGTCCCTGGACTTCCGTCGGCAGGGCGTCCAGGGACGTGCAAACACAGTCCAGAAGGTTCTGTGCGGCCTGATGCACGGCCAGCATCGACAGGGCCATCAGATCCCCGTCCCCGAGTACCAGATGCGCGGCGGACGGGGTGAGTCTGGGCTGACCACCCTCATGGCGCGTGGCAGGCGCGAGGGATTCACCGCGTGGATGAACTGATCGACAATGTCGATCCCCGTCCGGCCGTCCGAGAGAAGCTGCTGCGGTGAGGCGAATTCGAGATCGACACCCTGTCGCGACAGCCGTTGCAGGTTCTGGGCCGGTGCGACACCGCAGCCACAGCCGTTGCAGCCACGGATGTAGTGGGCCGTGAGGGCGGACAGCGCCGCAACCCCGAGAGCGGACAGCGGGATGCCGGTGCGGTAGACCACCGTGAAGGTGTTCGGCTGCCCCGGGATGAGACTCATGTCCTGGCAGGACGGCCAGCACACGCCCCCGGAAGCGTCCGCCGGGGTCGCACTGCTGCGGACCAGGTACCGGCCGTCCAGGACCCCGTAGGTGGACGGGGCGACCGTCTCGCCGTCGATGTCGACCGAGACGATGTCGTAGATCGGGCCGGGCAGATACACCTCGCACAGTTCGGGCCCGCAGTGGCAGGTGGACGCGCACCCGCACAGCGACGCGTTGAACATGCGCCCGTCCGCCATGTACGGGATGAACGGCCCGGCGGCCTGGAACCCGGCGCCGAGGAACTGGCCCTGGTTGAAGTACCGGTTGTACGTCTCGGCGCACTGCTTGCGGCAGGGCCGCACCGTGACGGGGCACGACGGCCCGAAGCGGTTGCCGGTCAGGGCGAAGAGCAGTTCGGCCGCGACGAGACGCCACCGCTCGATCACCTCGGGCGGCGTGTCCGGCGGGATGTCCATGCATGACTGGTCGAGGGTCCAGCCGTCGAGGCTGCACAGACCGGATGCGAGCGGCACGACGGCCCCTTCCTGTAGCGGTTGCGGTGGTTCTGCATACCCGATGTTGCCGGAAACGGCGACTTGCCGAGTTGAAGCAAGTCGCCGTTTCCGGCAACTTTCCGGTTACGGCGTCGGGGTCGGGACCACCGCGTAGTCGCAGTCGGGGTCCTGGACCGGCGGGGCCACGGTGGTGATCTGCATCCGTCGGTGGCAGGTGTCGCCGAGGGGAAGCAGCATCGGACCGGGCGTGCCGGGCGCCGCACCGTTCATCACGACGTTGTACGGGCCGACACCCCACTGGCCGCCCGCGCGGGACGAGCCGACCAGCTGGAAGGTGACCTGCTCGGACCCGATCTCAAGGTCCGAGATGTACGCGTTCGTGATCCACGGGATCAGCGTGTACAGGTACTTCTGCGCGCCGGTCGTGGTGCAGTTCTGGCCGATCAGCTCGGTCCAGAACTCAAGGGCGAAGCCCCCACGGCAGTCGATGTCGCAGCTGTCGTTGCCGACCGGCTCTGACAGGTTGTCCAGGACGACGGGCTGCCCGGTCAGGACGTCGGTCAGCTGCGGCGACACCTGGAAGAAGTTGAATTCCAGGTCGTAGCCGAGCAGCGTGGGACAGCCGCGCTTGACGCCGCACAGAGAACCGTTGGCGGCCCGGTAGATGACGTCATCCTGGTCGTCGGTCACGGGGTTCATAGCAACCGAGGCCACGCACTCGGTGACGAACGCGTGGGGGCCGGGGATCGGCTTCCCGCACGAGTCTACCCGCGTGACTCGCACCACATCGAGGTTGCTGATCAGGTCGCACGTAATTGCCAACACATCCTTCAGCCGTGGTACCTTAGTACCAGTACATGAGACCCGGCCTAGCACCAGCGGCTGAGGTCATTGTACTTCTGACGACCAGACCACTTGGGGACGGAATGAGCAGCTACTCGACCTTGGCCAACCCACGATTCTGTACCTTCGAAGGGTGCGGCCGTAAGCACTACGCCCACGGCCTGTGCGCGAGCCACAACAACCAGCGGGTACGGGGTACTGAACTGAGACCACTTCAGGCGCCGCGAACCACGGGGCCCCGCAAGCCACCGACCCCGTGTGCCTTCCATCCTTGCGACAAGCCTTCCCGTACGAACGGCCTGTGCAGCGGCCATTGGAACCAGCAGAACCGTGGCCAGGAACTGCGGCCGCTCAGGCCCCGCCGCGCCAACGGCACTGAGACACCCTGCACATTCAACGGGTGCCAGAACACCACGACCGGTGGTGCGTTCGGATTGTGCCGGGGCCACTACAGGCAGAAGCGCCTGGGGCGTGAACTGCATCCTCTGCCCGACTGGAACGACAACCTGGCCCGCGACGAAGAAGGCCGCAAGAGGTGCGCGGGCTGCCGAGAGTGGTTCCCTGAGGACACGTTCCACATAGACCGTAATCGCCCCGACGGGCGGAACGCTCGCTGTCCCAGCTGCGTCCGATCACTCATGTTGATCAACACGTACGGCGTCACCTCGGATCAGTACGGTCAGATGCTCGCCGACCAGGGCGGGAAGTGCGCCATTTGCGACGCTACTGAATCGGCGGACGGAAGTTCGCTGGCCGTCGACCACGACCATGCGTGCTGCCCCGGGCGTAGAAGCTGCGGCAAGTGCGTGCGGGGTCTGTTGTGCCGGGACTGCAACCAGGGCATCGGTAATTTCCGGGACAACCCGCATCGGATGCGCAGCGCCGCCGACTACATCGAAGCAAGCAACCCATAACCGGACACCGAAGAGCCCCGGTCACAAGTCAGTGACCGGGGCTCTTCAGACCCTCGGACGGTACGACCAGGCTACACCTGGCCCGGGTCCACCGCGATGATGCCCACCGTCGCGCCCGCCAGAGGCTGCGGCACCTGAAGAACCGAGATGCCGAGGATCACCACACCGGGCGACTGCCGGGCGTTCACCGTGCAGCTGCTCGCGGACAGCGAGGTGATCCGGGCCTCGGTCGCGTTGGTGTTGGACGTCGTGATCGACTGGGTCACGACCGGCGCCGCCGCGAACGGCGGGGTGAAGGTGAACGTCACGTTCCCGCTCGCGTCCGTGACGCCGGACCCAGAGAAAATGCGGCGGTCCGTGGCGTTGCGGGTGACGACCCAGTGCACGCCGTCGCTGAACAGCAGCAGCACACCGGCCCTGGGAACGGTGATCGTGGCGACGTTGACACCGAACTGGTTGAACGGCGTCGCGCCGACCGAGGACCACACGGCCGGTGCCGTTCCGATGTTCGCGAGGATGTGCGTCCGGTTCGTGACCGTCGTCGGGTCGGGCAGTGAACAGGCCGCGTCGGCCGTCAGAATCTGGTACGCGGTCGTGTCGTACAGAGGCATGATCGGTCCTTTGTGAGGCTCAGTTGAAACACAATCTATACGAGGTTCGTAAAGGACGCATTCCGCAAACGGTCCGACTGGTTCACCGTCAGGGTCTTGGTACCGCCCACGATGTCGAAGACGCTCATGGTGAAGCCGCCGGTGGTCAGCGTTGTACCGAACAGCCGCCCCGCCGACAGGGTGCCGGGCCCA